GGCTCTCTTATATAAATTATTAGTTTTCTGAGGCAACAAAATTCTCTTCAGTGGGATCTGCCTGGACCCCACCTACTTGGGGAGCGTCTTCCGACGCCTTCCAAAAGCGGTTTACCAGCTCGTCCCATCGTGGAAGCGTGGAGGGTTTTACGTACAAGGCGTACGGCTCTTCCTCCAAGAGCTTAGCGAAGAAAGAGCGATGCTTCTCAAAAGTCTCGCGACCGTGGAAGAAAAACTCATTATTAGCACTCGAGATCACAGCCACCATCTGAGCGTACTCGTCAATAGATTTAGACGGTACCCACATAGTGAGTGACTTGTGCATCGAAGCTTCTTCAAGAGGAGCCAACCATGCACCTACATCAGTATCAAAGACCCACTTCCTTTTCAGGAAAGAGCAATCAGCGATATCAACATAGGGTACAGATTCGGCTTCTTTGTCAGGCATAGTGTATTCAACACCAATAGTTGCCATCACAGCTTGATAAGCAGTGTGGTTGAACCAAGGTGTGCGTTCACTTACGCCCATGATATTGTCATCACCATAAGTAAATAGGTGGACATTCTGCTTGAAGGTTTTACATTCACGTGCAGGATTACACGTGTGGTACACATAGCGACCATAGAGACTGTTTACGAGTGAATTCACAATAACAGTTAGTGGGTGACCCGAAGGATTCGTTCCGAAAAATTGGACCAAATCTCCACGGACATTCACAACTGGAAAAGCAATATCATTGCCGATACACATGATCTCTCTACACTCGCTTTCCGAATAACCAGCAGCACGACATACGTTGGTAATGACTTGAAAAGCCGCTAAAATAAAATTGGCGGTCATCTTCTTATCATACTTTCCGAAGTCACCTGCAACCATACGGTCAGTACCGAAAGCGGTTAAGTAATCATATATCATACCCCACTCGGTAGACTGTGTGACAGTGCCTGGACCGGCTTCAAAAACAAACTTGTTCTTCTGCAATAGACGAACGAAGGTAAGTAGACGAGACCGGACCACAAGGCTCCAATCGACAGGTCCACCTGTGAACATGCGAGTCTTCTTGATAGCACACTTCTTAAGTGGCGTAGCTTCATCTTTGAGATGACCAGTAAAAACTGGGAAAGCACGCCTGCCTTGAGCATAGCATTCTTCGATGGCGCTCACTCTTTCCCACACTTCTTCTGTGAACGTAATGCCTAGTGGCATTGCTTCAGTAGGTGCAGGCAAGATAAAGTTCTTCTTAGTGGTGTTCCATGGGTGACCCATTGATGTGCTCGCATTGAGCTTGTCAATGTAAATCACACCAGGTAGTCCATTTACAGCTGCTTCTCGCGAAAGAAACATCATCTGCGCTTCCCAGCCTGTGGGGAGTTCCGACAAAATGTCCGCAGTGTATGCTTCAACGCAATCAGCAAGGATATCAGCATCATGCAAGACTTCAGGTTTGACCATATCAACCACATTCTTTCTCCACGGTTCCCAACCTGCCATAGCAGGGGCACCATGGTTGACTTCAATGTTGAAATGTTCTAACATCTGAGCTTGCAAAGGTGTAGCACATACTCGTGACTTAGGTACCATCCTGGGAAGTGTCAGGCTACCATACACATTAGCGCTTCCTTCTTCAATGAAGTTGAAAACGCTTTTGTGATGAAGTTCTGTCAGTTCAACAGGCTTATCCTTGAGTCCAAGCATAGGTGCTCCTCCTCCAGAGACAATAAATTCCTCAGTAATATTCTGCTTAGTTGCACAGAGAGACATAGCTTTCTGAACCTCAGATGCAGGCAACCGAAGGATACCTACGTGACGACCATTACCGGCGACATGGATGCCCACAATGGCAACCCCCACAGGTGTGGTGGCTACTCCTAATGAGCCACAATCACCAATCATGGTTTCACGTTCCCCAACACCCATACATAAATTGAGTGGTGGGAGGCCCTGGATGGGCATTTGGTCGATCATATCAACAGCCAAAATTTGCTGATGTTCGATCGTACCTTCATTGGTGCGCTTAATCGTCACGCACCGGGACGGATTCACGGTCTCTGCCCAAAACTTAAAAATATCCTTCTTGGGGGCGACACACATAACACTGAAAATACAGAAGTCTTGTTCAGGTACACGTACTACTTCACTTTCCTTCAAAACAAACGTGATGTTCTGGGTCAAACCATTACAAACACGGCTCTGAATAATTGTGATATTGTACGAGGTGTAAAGATCCTTAAAAGGGTGATTGTTGAGCAGGAGCATATTACCTTTCACAAACACACCACCGGTGCGCCAAACACGAGCAGGTACTAGACCAGCAACGCGGATTTCGACCCACACACAGTTAGCAGAAAATAAATCTCTGACTTTTTCGGGTGATGCATTAGCGAGGCTCTGGCCAGCAATGGGCAAATCGAAACGACTCAATTCGAGAGTATCGTTATGCCATACATTGGCCTTCGCCTCAGGTGGAAGATCAGTTTCAGTGGTTCCAAAGATGTTACCTTGGGCATCCAAATTGATATTCGCATTACCCTTAATCAGCGCACCACACTTCTTACAATCCGAATCATAGCGGACACAATCTTCATCGTACTCGGTCCAAGCGACGCAAGAACCAGCACATGACTCCATGTCATCATCTTCAGTTTTCTCCTTGACAGGGGTAGCCTTAGTTGGGACAGGTGTTTGTTTCCGTTGAGTCTTGATTGTACTCACTGTTTTATAAGCAAGCACAGTTGTAGAAGCAATAGCAACGACAGTTCCTAGCACTTTGAGAAATTTTTTCCAATCGCGTGGTTGACTTAATCTCTCATTGATAGCACCAAGAAAACTGACTTGCATGGATGGAAGTTGGTAGGGTAAATACCATTTACACACGAGTGATCGACACCATTCATAGTAGGTTAATCCTTCTGCAACACATGCAACGAAGTGCAAGCGCATACAGAAAAGAAACATCCACCATGTAAATTTGCGAACCATACGCATGAACCAACGCCCATCACAGGCCTGGGGTTCCAAAACACAATCACATGGACTCTCGGCATCAGGAGTAATAGCACACATGCACACTGGACACACATGGATGTTACGCATCTCTGCGTCACACTTCATGGCTTTCTCTTGATTCAATTCGTGTTGCATACAAGCTGCTCCAAAATGTTTCAAGAAAGTCTTAATGTCTGTGTACTTCTCCACGACCGTGAGTTGGGCAAATTCACGACCTCCATTCATAATTGGTTTAACACACTTGACAGTGATGTTCCAATAGTCAGGAAAACCATTCTGAGCACGCAGCTCAGGAAGTTTCTTAGGGTCAATAAAAGAACCGTTCTCATGTTTGAATTCATCCTTAGGCGACACCTCAATTACATAACCCAATCTACGCTGAATAGCGAGAGGGCATTGAAAATAGGCTGACGCATTTAGGTCGTCAACGTTCGTAGTAGCTGTCACCAGCTTGCATAACAAGGGGGTCTTACCCTTATCCTCGAGCGCAGCTTGTGGTGGTACGAAACTCACATTGTTTTGAACGCAAATAAGTTCCATCAAAGTAGGATCAACTTCTCCACCATTCGGCTTGAGGAAAGCGATATCATCCAACTGAACACACCACTTACTGGAATCAAAATTACTCCAGTAGGGGTCAGCAGGATTACGCACATAACGAAAATGATCGTCATCTTCAAGCCGGAACAGCTTAGCATAATAATAAAACAATAGCTTGCTGAAGGTAGATTTAGCGACACTTGACTTGCCGTGTATCAACACTCCCATAGGAGCTTTGCGCTCGCGTTGAGCAGCACGCCGTGTCAGTTCAGTGTTTTTAATCAACTGAAGTGTCACAAGTTTCTTCTTGATGATAGTGCTATCGGCACCAGTCGATTTAGTGGTGAACTTGGCATATGCAGTACCTTTCTCTATGGTATCCGAAATGTCAGAGACAAAAGAAAAATAGGTAGTGCCATGTGGTTCCAAGTTGGACGTAAAAGGAGCAAGACCAATCAAACGATCTGCTTCGGCCAACCACTTAGAGTAAGCCGCATCACTATGGATGAACGTAGAAACGTCACCTGTAATGCGGAATTCCCACAAGCGTTCACACACAAAAAGAGTGGTGTCAAGCACATGCAACCAAAGAGCCGGGCGAGATTTGTAATTAACATCTTTCGCCCGTTTGTACAAACGAGTATACTCGTCTCCCTCTATCTTACAACCTAACCGAGACAGGAATCCCTGAATGAGTAGGAAGGAATATAGTTCAGAGACTTTCTCAACGAGAGGACTCTTGGTAGCATTCATAACGGTGTCCAAACCCGTACGAAAGACTTTCAAAATGTCACCGAAATCAGCTTGTGCTTCGGTTATAAAAAGTCGTCTCACATACGTGTTGACATAAGTAGAGGCTGCCTTGCCCGTCAAAAGACGGCAGGCAAGATTGCACAACGCCAAATAATCATCAAAGCAATCGCATTTGGAATACCATTTAGCGAGTTGCGCAAGTTGATCAATGGAGTCGACAATAAATTCAGTCACATCACAATAGCTAGTATTTTCCTCAACATGCTTGCGGAACATGCGAAAGGCAGTGTTTCCGGCTAGCAAATAAGGATAACCAGCACCAGGTGGTGTCCGCATATCATCTTCTTCATCACCTGATTGGGCTACCATAAACATGGGCTTAGTCGGTAAGGGAGTGTGCATCAAAGCACGTTCAATATGGACACTATAGGAAAAAGCATCACTAATAAAATCGTAGTGCTCAATAGGAGCACAATACGCAGTATTTCTAATGTTGTTGTTGTTGTTGTTGTTGTTGTTAATTGTAGACATAAGTGTTGTACAGATGCCAACGAACTATACGGGGGGCGTTACATCATTCACCCTGAATGTAATCTCTATCAGTCACGGCAACTAGCCAAAAGTGCTGATCGGGGTCTAACCTTTGATATTTATCTGAACTCAGAGGCGCGGCTTCATGAAACTTCAATCCGAAAGTTTATCGGATGAGAGGTTAAATTAGGCAGGCGCATGGAACAGAGTTTATTCTCTGGGGGTAACCATACATCGTATTCGTTGGTGTGGAGAGTGCCACACACACATACCTTTTAATAAATGACGGAGACAAGGACAGTATGTCCCATCTTTCAATTGCCAAAAGTATTAATAAAATGCAATAAGTTTTGTTAGAACTCATAACTAATTGGGGTTATTTTTGTCTGGGAGTTTAAAACCAGTGTAGAAAACCTAACAATATGCTCAAAGATAAATTCGAGCACATCCATGCCACAAAGGATTAGGATAAATGTTGTTTTCACTACATAAAAAGTGGACTTTTTGTTAGGAAAAAGTATAAAACCTTCTCGATTTCTGGGTGAAACCAAGAAATAAATAAAAAGTTAAGGTTTACTATTCACTCATAGATGAGGGTCTGAACAAAAGGAGATGTATTGGTGAACTTCACGCACGCAAAGTGCTTAAAAGTCGACCTGTGAATAATCTCTTATAGGGATCTCACACTAATTTAAGTGTGAAGATGTTGCTTGGGGGTGTACCGCTACCATAAAGGCGTCCTAGTATTCCCAAGATCATCTTCACACACGCGGTGGTTCTCCAAGGTCAGCAAGCTGACCCAGAATGTTACATCAAACATTCCTAGAGCTCTAAAGCTCCTTTCATATATATATAGACTTCGTCGG